TTCTACCTACACTGCTGTTGCCGATCCTTCTGGCAACCCTAAGACCAAGGGTTACTACGAGAAGAGCGGTAACGACTATGTTGCCACCACTGACACCAGTGTTACGGAGGGCAAGACGTACTACGAGAAGCATGATGCCGCTGGCGTGGCCTCTCTTGGTATCAACGGTGCTTTGCTGTACGACATTGACATTGAATCTGGCGACACTGTAGCAACCGCTACTGTTGTCTATGCAGGTGAGATGTATTCGTACATGGTTGATCCAGACGTGCTGGCCGCCGTCAAGGATTTGGCCGCATTGAGTGAGATTAAGTTCGTGTCCTAAACCAACCCCTGCGCTTATGCACAGGGCACGGTGACAGGCACAAGTTATTAACGATTTTTACAGGATTTCATTATGAATACCAATCCAATAGGACTTTTTACGGTGTTTGATAATGGTCTTGGCGGTCTTGACTGGCAAGGCTGGGTAGACAAGTACTTGGAAAAGTATGACGGCATCCAGATTGACGGTTTCGAGTTCAGTCCGACCAGCATCAGTTACACCTTTGCGCAGCTCATTGCGAGCACAGGCGCAACGGCCCTTCCTACTTGGGTAGACCCTGAGAGTCCCGGCTACGAGGCTGCTCTTCGTGAGCTGTCTGGCAAGACTGGCAACATTCCCACGGGTAAGCGTTTCTATAAGTTCAACCGCACGACCATCAACGAGCAGTTGCAGCTTATCCAGCGCTACGGCAATGCCGCTCTGACTCCTGAGATGGAAGACGTGTTCATGGGTCTTGTCGATGAAGGCACCGACGGCCTCGTGAAGATGTATTATAACGCTCTGACTCACATCCGTAATCAGGTTGTGTCTAAGGGCCAGTTCTCTCTGACGAGCGTGAACAACCCTCGTGGTTTGCAGGGAATTGACATTCTGTTCGGTGTTCCCGACGGCAACAAGGAAACGCTGACTGGTCAGTCTCGTTGGTGGACCGACGCAAGTAACCATGACACCGCTCATGAGGGTACTTCTGCTGACCCCATCACCTATCTGCAGAACCGCGTGAAGTGGATTCGTCGCGTGAAGCACTATCAGGGTGGTTTGAAGATGGAGATTTCTCAGGACCTGTGGGATGATATGCTTGGTCACTCCAAGGTTATCGCCCGCCTCGCCAACAAACTCTTTGCGAGCGTCGTGGACGGCAATGTTCGCGCCGACCTCATTAAGGACGTTGACGATGACGCCAAGAAGGAAGCCATCCGTAAGATGATTAAGGTTGACGAGATTGTCGTCCGTGACACCTATGCTTTTGTAGAGGCTCCCGGCACCGACGCCAACGGCGACCCCGACATCATCACCACTCAGATTGACAACTTCGACCCGAAGAATGTTGTCTTCCTGCCGACAGGCCGCGTAGGTGACATTCAGGGTGTGAAGCCTCTGAGCATCGGCTACGAGCCTGAGCATGTGGCTTACTACGACGAAGGCCGTCTGCTGCTGACCCAGCGCGCCAACCCGAAGACTCACTCGGTGTATATCGAGGGCGAGTTTGCTCAGTTGTGCGTACCGAGCGTACCGCAGTGGATGTTCTACTCTACCGTTACGGCGTAAGCGTCGGCTGCAACGCTGTTGCAGCATAGCATAACCGCGACATCCTCCTTTCATTCAGGCTCCCATGGGAATCATGGTGAGGAACATGGGAGCCTATATATAAATAATGTAACGACAATGGCAGACGAACAGAACATCATCGAAGAGCAGGAAACTGTAGTAGAGACTCAGCCTGAGCCCTCTGTAGAACCAGAGGCAGAGACGGTTTACACCATCGAGCAGCACCTCTATGACAGTATCAATTTCTCTATTCCTGAGAGCGCTGTAAGAGGCGTTCTTAAGAAGCGTGGTGTTGAAGGCAGCGACGAGTACAATCCCGAAGATACCGAACAGGCTCCGAAGGTGCGTCTTCTCTATGCCGACCTGTTGAAGTGGATATGTTTGGGTGCTGGTCGCACTAACAGAGTTTCCGACTCTGATAATGGCTGGAGTCATTCTGAGGGTGGCTACACGTTGTCGAAAGACGACAAGAAGTTGCTGATGAACGAGGCCAATGCCATCTATGAAGAGTTAGAGCCTGCGAGTGTCTTTGGCAAGCGTACCATCCGTATGCGCTCCATGGGCATTATGCCAGCGTTGCGTGATGTAGATGGAACCCCATTGCCGCGACACTATCGCGACAAACACTAACGGCTATGAAGAAGGAAGTAATAGTGAACGACAGATACCCTCACCATGTGAAGATCACTCGCAGGAAGGAAGCTGTTGAGAGCGATGACCCCTTTGAGCGCGCCACTGGTGGTGAAGAGACCATTATCATATATGAAGGGAAGGGTCGCAGTTATACCGACACTACGACAAACGGCACAGGCTCCGTTGATGTGAATAAGCGTAAGGCGAGTATTCCAGTACGTTTCGATGAATGGGAGGGTCTTGCTGTCACACAGCAACAGACCGAACAGGAAGGAAGTGAGGAAGAAAGCGAGAGTGAGACCCCCTTATGGCCGATGGATGGTGACATCATTGAGGTCACAAAGGGAAAAGTTACCGAAGCTGGCAAGGTAAGAGACTTTGAGCCAGACAACAATCGCTCTGTGATATATTGGGAACTGACGAGACAGTAATGTACCTGCGGAAATGCAGGGCACGGTGATTATGAACAGTCATGTACGGAAACGGTTTGAAGAGATTATCGTGAACTTGAAGAAAGAGCGCGATAAGAAAGCAGAACCATTTCTCCTTGGAGGTTTGAAGTTCTTAGTGAACGTCATCCTCGACGAGATGAGTGGCTTTGCGAATGTTACTGGTAACACGCGCAACTCAATTGCCGTAGCCCTCTACAACGACCGCAAACTGGTGGGTGTGGCCACCTCGTTTGATGCCTTGCACAAGGCACCTACTCGGATGACCCTCGTTCATGGTGAGACCTATGACCTTTCCCACTATTGGGATGGCACACCAGTAGAGCATCTTGGTTCCCCTTATAAGGCTCCAGACGATTCCCCCCAGGAAGAGAATTTTTGGGCGCAGGAAGAAGCCTTGGAGTTTCTGCGGTCCCAAGCGCCGAAAGGCAAGGGTTGGCGCTACAAGGTTGTAGCTGCTACTGATTACGCCAAGTATCTTGAGACCAAGCAGAAAGCGAATGTGTTGACACAGGTGAGAGACGAGCTTGCCGGTATGGGTGCAGAAGTAACAAGAATGAATGAATAACTATGGCAACGATTAAGACACTGTTACAGGCAGTATGCACGGCCTTGAAGCCGATGAAGATGAAGATGTACCTTTTTGAGCGGCCTTCGGCTGTTGACAAGGCGCAGACCTCTTTCATCGTTCTTTCTCTGACCAGCATCCGCAACCAGATTATTGGTGAGGACGGTGCCTTGGATAGCGCCTCTTTCGACTGGAGCGACACGACGCTCATTATTGAGTTGTTTGTGAAGGATAATGTGAAAGCCGCCAATCCGAATGAAGTAGCCATTAACGAGGTAGAGACCTACGCTGAGCAGTTGAAGGGATTGTTCCCTATCTACGACTCGACTACAGGCGTAACCGCTGTCAAGCCTCGTGTTATCGTTCCAGCCCACAGCGACGGTAACGGTTTTCACTATACGCGCATTCATGCGAGCCTCTCTACTTAACCCGACGCAGATGCGACGGGCACGGTGACAAGAAACAGTTTTAATAACTTTTTTACAGATAACGATTATGACTAACAAGAGACAACTGAAGGACGTGTTCAAGGGTGTAGCATCCTTGCTGTTCCAGACGACTCCCATTTTCCCTGCCCTGGCCGACCTGCCTGAGTTCAGTGCGACCTCTACCTATGCTGTCGGCGACAAGGTGCAGAAGGATGGCAAGTACTACAAGTGCAAGACCGCCATTTCCGAGGCTGGTGCTTGGACTGCTGCCAAGTGGGATGAGATTACCCAGAACGATGTGAGCGCTATCGCTCTCACCCCTGAGTATGACCTTCCCGTCCACGTCGGCGACCTTTCGCTGAACGAGGGTGATACCACTGTGAACCACTACAAGGTTCTCGGTGATGACTCTGACTGGGTAGCCACCGCCACTAAGGGTGACTTCGACATTTCGTTCCTCGTTCCCACGCTGCATACCGCAGTCATGCAGATGGCCTACGGTGCTGAGAACGTGCAGGCTGTTGGTGCCACTTTGGCTGCTAACAGTGGTGCTGGCTCCGCTCAGACCACTTGGGCAGGTATTGGTATCAATGTTGCCAAGCACGAGGTTCGCGGTACCATCGTTCTTCTGAACGAGGCCAAGAACCGTATGCTCATCATCGCCAACGCTGTTGTGTGGGCAGCTATGAAGTTCGAGAACGCCGAGACCGATCCGTATGCCGTTCAGTTCAACGGTACTATGGAGGCCACGGATGGCCCTGACATCCTCTTCTTGAAGAAGACGGCCTAAATCTTTGCGGTTCGACCGCGAAGCGCGATACGAGGGGTGGTGGTGATTGTGCCACCGCCCCTTTTCAGTTTGACAAACGAGCCGCGACGCTGACGCGGCACAGAAAAACAGAATGATATGGAGAGAGAGCAACCGAACAGGAGTATGCAGGAGCTTTTGGATGAAGTGTTAGAGGCTACTCCCGACGAGATAGAGTTCCGAGGCAAGACGTGGAAGATACACTGGTGGAGGAACTACATGAAGCGCAGGTTTACGCACCTGATGCTGAAAGGCACCAAGAAGAAGCGAAGCGGCAAAACCGCTTCGCACACTGACCAATGGAAGTTGAATGTTCAGCTTGTGGCCTTGCTTCTTTTGGCGCGTAAATGGAAGATTGTGTTTCTCTGGTGGGCTTACTGGAGGTGGTTGTACTATGTTGCCGACCTCGACCAAGTAGAGGTGTTGCGTATCATGGAGGCGAGTAAAAAAAAAATTCCCTTAGAACCCTCTATGATGTGTACGGGATTAGCGATAAGTATGATGGACACTCTCATGAGTCAGACAAGGGAGGAAGCCGAACGTACCCAAGCCGGACCAGTTGGGGAGCGTTCTGGAGCCTAAGCGAGAAATACCCCTTCCTCTTCGAGACGCATTGGTTCACCAAGGCATGGGGTTATTGGGATGGCTACACCTGCGCCCAGATAGAGTTAGGCATCTTCGACCAGTCTGTTACCGACTATCACGCCGATGACAAGAAGAATGAAGAGCCAGGAAAGAAAGAAATGGATGCCTTAGCCTTGGCATGGGAAGAGAACCGACAGGGTAAGACCTTTGTAGGCGGTAACTTCTCGATAGAGGACATTTTTAACTCATAACAGGATAACAATTTTGCACTATGGCAGACGATAATAAGCTTTGGTTTGAGATGGGTGTTCGCGATACGCTCACTCAGACATTACAGAAGGGTGTTGAACTGGCTGACAAGTTGGGTCAGGGTCTTGACAATGCCACCAAGAAAGCGGCCACCTACGCTGAGAACGTGGCTAAGTTGAAGGACGGCTATTACAAGATCGACGAGGCCATTGAGAAAATCAACAAGAGCCTTGGCGAAGCCAAAGACCCAGCTATGAAAGCCAAGATGCAGCAGACCCTACAGGAGTTGGAGAAGTTGCGTAACGGCTTGAAGGCCATTGAGGGTGATGACAAGAAGATGATGGAGAGCGGAGCTGTTGCCGCTCACATGCGTCAGAACAACTTCGCCCTGATGACGCGCAGTGTGAACCGCTATACCCAGTCTGTTCAGGCTTCTGAGCGGGCGAACCGCTCAGCGCAGTCAGCCGAGGAAAAGCGTGTTGACCAGTTGCGCACCCGCTATAACGACCTTGCAAGGATTCGTGAGCGTCTGAGCAATGCCATTATCGGTGCTGCTCCAGGTGTTGACACCAGCAAGGCCTCTTCTGTTGCCGCTCAGATATGGCGCGAACAGATGTCGCTGGCCCGAGCCACTAAGAACGGTGGCCGTGGCTACACCACTACTGACTCCGACTATAAGAAGTTGAAGCAGGATGCCGTCGATGCTGCTGCAGGAGTGGAGCGTCTGACCAGAGAGCAAGAGCGATTGAACCGTCAGCAGGAGCGTGACAGTGCCAAGCGCGCTGCCGCTGCCTTGCGTGAGCAGGCTGCTGCCGCCAAGGCCACCGCACAGGCCAATATGGACTTGGTAGCCGCCTACGATAAGGTGACTGAGGCCGGTAAGCGTACCAATGTTATGTGGGAGCAGATGAAGAGCTATGCAGGCACCTTTGTCAGCTTCTACGGCTTGAAGAGTCTGCTTAACGACGTGATACAGATTGGTGGTGAGTTTGAGGTTCAGCATATCGCCTTGAAGAGCATCTTGGGGGATATCGAACAAGCCAACACCATGTTCAACGAAATGAAGCAGTTGGCCGTTGTTTCTCCGTTCAACTTCAAGCAGCTGGCCACCTACTCCAAGCAGGTAGCCGCCTTTGGTATTCCCTACGAAGAAATGTATGACACCACGAAGAGGCTTGCCGACATAAGCGCAGGTCTTGGCGTGGATATGAACCGTCTTATATTGGCCTTCGGTCAGGTGAGAAGTGCCGCCGTGTTGAGAGGTCAGGAGTTGCGTCAGTTTACTGAGGCAGGTATTCCTATGGTCAAGGCGTTGGCTGACGAGTTCACGAAACTCAATGGCCGTGTCGTGACCACTGGCGAGGTCTTTGAGTTGATCTCGAAGCGCGCCGTTCCTTTTGAGATGGTGAAGAAGATTCTCTGGGAAATGACCGACGAGGGCGGTAGGTTCTATAACATGCAATACGAGCTGGCCGACACGCTGGCAGGTAAGTGGAGTAACTTGCAGGACGCTTGGGAGATTATGCTGAGCGAGTTTGCACGAGGCGAGAGCCTGAGCGGTAAGGTGTTGAAGACCATGGTGACGTGGACTACGACTCTTATTGAAAATCTGAATAAGATTGCTCCGCTGCTTGGTGGTTTGGCTATCGGCTGGGGTGTTGGCAAGGTTGCCAGTCTTGCAACCAATGTCCTTACGCTTGGTGAGGCCACTATGGCAAAGCGTATCGCACAGGCCCAGAAATTGAACGCCATCAAGATTCGAGAGCGTTATATTCAGGGCGAGATTAACGCTTCTGAAATGCAGTCGTTGATGATACGCAACAGAGACATCAATATGTGGCGCACACAGCTGGCATTGTCAGGCAGGATGAACACCATGCAGTTGTTGAGAATGAATTATCAGTCCATCAGCAACCGCAGGATGCTTGTCACACTGGTTCAGATGGGTCAGATAGACCGTGCTATGGCCAAGTTGATTATGAAGGGCAAGGTCATGCAGGTGGGCATTCGTAGTCTTGGCATGGCATTGAAGACTGCTTTCGGTCCACTTGGTTGGGTTATGATAGCCATTGATGCTATTGTGGCCGGACTTATGAGTGCATGGTCGAGCAGTAATGAATTGAACGAAAGTATAAAGACTGCCTTTGACAGCATCAAGCAGCGCTATGAGGACGTGTCTCAGTTCATCAAGAACACACCTATTGAGGTAGCTATCAAGACTGGCGATTTGGACGAGATGAAGAACATGATCCAGTTGTATAAAGACCAGTTGCGAAGTAATTTTCCTGACACTTCCGAATCAATCATTGCCAAGGCTGCAGGTAGTGATGGTTATGCCTATATGACTGACCCCGCCGCCGCAGGAAGGATGCTTGTTGCTCTGAGGGCAGAACTTGAAATGATGAATAATCTTCAGGCGAAAGCCAAGGCTTTGGCAGGTGCTTTCGCCAATGCCGCAGAAGAGGCAGACGGCTGGTGGTCTGAAAGTGTGAAAGGTAACCTGCAGGACTTCCAAGATGCTATTAACGACTTCAAGAATGACGTTAAAGGATATTCTGCCAATGACTTTGAAGAGATTGCCAATACCCTTCAAGAACTTCCTAAA